ATCTAGGGTTGTTGCTGTACTTGAACCAGTGTGGATAACAGTTCCAGCCGATGAGGTTGCAGACACCAAAATGCCACGACCATCAGTTGAACCGCTAAGAATTGTTTTGCTAAAAGTTGCCATATATATAAACCTTTCGTTCCCTAAATAAGAATAACTTGTTGTTCAACCGTGTCAAAACGGTCAAAAATCTCTAATTCCAACCATTCATCATGGTCGCCATAATCAAAAATCAAAGCATCAATAAGAATAGGATAATCTTCAGCCCAAAAATCGTTAGCCAAATCAGCCAAAGTAGTACCCGAAGCACCCTGCAAGACATAATACTCATAACCTAAAGAGCCACGGTAGGTTTGACCTTCGGGACCGACAGCAACCCAATGGGCAGCCAACAAGTCACCCAAAGTAGCCCCAGCCTCAGGATACAACAAACGCAACGCTTCATACATTGCATCGTTAGTCGTTGTCATAATCCCTCATCTTTCTTGGCTCACCCTCACAACACGAATCTTTATATCCGCACTCAGGACACCTCCACCGTGTTGCCACAGGCGGATACTCACATCCACAAGTCGGACACTCAATCGTGCCACTCATTATAAGGCTTTTAGTTCCCTACGGGATTCAACCTCAGATTGAGCGACTGACGCTATAAGAGCGTCCAGTTCTGCGTCAGAGATTTCTGATGGTTTTGTGGAGTGTTCTACTTGGACTTGGGTTGGGGCTAGACGGTTGGTTGCTTGCAGGTATAGTTTGGCGGAGTTGTTGTCGCCTGCTAACGCACGCTCATAAAGATTATCCAGTAGTTTTTGGGTTCGTTCGGGGGATTGTTGTAGTTCACCGACTCGGCGTTCCCATTCAAGTTTGAACGCAGGTTTCTTTTTCCACCGTCTTAGTGTGGTTTCGTCTACGCCTTCTTCTAGAGCATATTTTTCTTGGGATGATGGCACCCGATGTGTTTGGGGTACCATCAGCCAGTTCAAAAATTTTTCTTGTCTTGGGTCTAGAATGTTGTCCATGCCATTAGGTGAAATGTTCCTAACTTGTATTGTACTTGTCTAGGGAACGGAGGGAACATTGATGGGGGGACCTACGGGGGGGGTAAGGGCTAGTGGATAGCACGAGCCTTAGCGAAGTGCGTCCTGATATAGTATGTTTAAGGATAAAACCATCTCCGATGGTTTTCTGACTGTTTCAGCATGGACAATGGTATGATTAGAACAATTCTCACAATAGTAACAAGCATGCTTTTTACCTTGATAGGTATAGGAGTGTTTTTGCGTGTTGTATTCAAAACTCTAGAGATTTCGGACCCTGAAGATGGCTTCTAAAAAAATGATGGTACCAATGGATTCACCTGAAGATAGTTCTGAACGGATGATGGGTGCAATGTCGTATCTTCGTAAGAAGTATGGCAACAAGTTCAGTACCGAGGGTTATAAGTCTCCACGGGAGTTTATTGCTTCTGCCAAGGATGTTATTTCAGAGTCTGATATATCAGACATGTATCCTGAGAATGTGTGGTCCAAGGCTGCAGATAAACTGTTGATGGGTGTTTGGTCTAAGCGTAAGATGAAAATTACCCGTAAGTAACATGGCTAGTAAGAAGCAAACCAAAAAAATTGGTGCAGTAATGCGAGAATACAAAACAGGAACCCTGCATAGCGGTAAAAAGGGTCCTGTGGTTAAAGATATTAAGCAAGCCATCGCTATTGCGATGTCTGAGGCTAAGATGAAAAAACCTCTTGGCAGGGACGATGTAAAAGTGAGTAGGTCCACTAAAGGAACTAAAACTGTTTACCGTAACCCTAAAAAGAAAAACATAGACAAGTTACCCCCTGTGAGAAAAAATAAAGAATCGTGGACTGGTGTATAATGCAAGCACCAAAGCGTGACCCAAGGTTAGCACGAGCAGGAGTGTCAGGTTACAACAAACCAAAACGCACACCTAGCCACCCAACCAAATCCCATATTGTAGTTGCCAAATCAGGTGGACAAGTAAAAACCATTCGCTTCGGTCAACAAGGTGTAAAAACCAACCAAACCGCAGGACAACGCCAAGCGTTCAAATCCCGACACGCAAAAAACATTTCCAAAGGACCAATGTCAGCCGCATACTGGGCTGACAAAACAAAATGGTCACCCTCAAAAACTGCACAACCCCAAAACAAGAAATGGGTTAAAGGCTCATAATGAGTTACACTAAACCTGAACTACGGCAACGCATTGTCTCCGCCGTAAAAGCAGGAACTGCAGGCGGAAAAGCAGGACAATGGTCAGCACGCAAAGCCCAAATTGTAGCACAACGCTACAAGAAGGCTGGTGGAGGCTACACAGGAGCCAAAACCAGCAAACAACAATCCCTCAGTAAATGGACATCAGAGAAGTGGACAACCAAATCAGGTAAACCATCCACCCAAGGACCCAAAGCCACAGGCGAACGCTACCTACCAAAGAAGGCAATCCAATCA